CCCCCGCTCTGCTGCTCTAGAGTGTGCTGATATCTTTGGTGGTAAGGCGAGGATCTTCCATCATGGTGAACACAAGGATGCGTGTGACTACCTGATGAACGCAGACAAGGATGACTTCATCAAGAGGTGGTGGGCGGCGAAGACCTACACACCTGATGGTATGGTGATGCTGGGTTCTCTGCGTGAGGCGCTGAAGAAACCATTGGAGGAGGCAGAGGTACGTTACCCATACAAGGGACTAGATGACATGACGTTTGGTGTACGTCCGACTGAGCTTGTCACCATATGTGCTGGCTCTGGTCTGGGTAAGTCTACGTTCATGCGTGAGCTAGTGTTCTCTATCCTTGGGCAGACCAACGACAGGGTAGGGCTAGCGTTCCTTGAGGAGACACCTGACCGTACTGCTCGTGGTCTAGTGGGACTGCAGATCAACAAGCCTATCCACCTTCCGGGCTGTGACTACTCAGCCAGTGAGGTAGACCAAGTGTTTGATAGTCTTGACCTTGATGACCGTGTTGTACTTTGGGATACCTTTGGTTCCAACAAGATTGAGAACGTACTGGCACGGTTCCGTTATCAGATCAAGGTGTTGGGTGTGCAGTACATAGTGCTGGATCACATCTCAATACTGGTGTCGGATCAGGACAACGGTGATGAGCGTAAGGCCATCGATGAGATCATGACCAAGCTACGTATGTTCTGTCAGGAGATGCGTGTGTGTATGTTTGTTGTATCACACCTGAAGCGGCCTGATGGTAAGGGACATGAGGACGGTGCATACACCAGCCTTGGACAACTACGTGGTTCAGCAGCGATAGCACAGCTAAGTGATATCGTGTTAGGATTAGAGCGTAACGCACAAGCAGAAGATCCTATGGTACGCAACACTACCAACGTGCGTGTACTCAAGAACAGATTCAGTGGAATGACAGGGCCAGCTACGGCGCTGATGTATAACAAGGATACGGGGAGGCTCACTGAGATTATTGAATGAGGTGCAAAGCGTGTGACAAGATCATGACGAACTACGAACTGACCAAGAAGTTCAGTGGTAGTGGTGAGTTCGTTGATTTGTGTAATGAGTGTAGTCGGTTCCTTGCTGATGATGACTTGACAACAGTAGGTAACATAGACTATGCTGACCTATATGACTTAGAGGAGTTACGTTATGTCGAGGATGAGCAGTTGGATTATGCAACAGGAACAGAACATGGAGATGAGGGAGAGTGGTCATGAACTTACAAAAGGACAACAGCTTGATCTCACCTACTACGAATACTGTGTTTCTAGACATAGAGGCAGACGGCCTGAACCCTACGAAGATACACTGTGTGGTTACAAAGAGATCGAACGAAGCTCACTTGACGCACTTATCTAGACGGAGCTTGATGGATGAACTGGCGAAAGGTGGCAAAGTATGTGGACACAATCTTATTGGTTATGATCTTCCTGTTATGCGTAAACTGTGGGGCATCCGTATACCAGCACATAGAGTTGTCGATACTCTAGTACTGTCGCGCCTGTTCCACCCTGACCTAGATGGTGGTCACAGCCTAGCTGCATGGGGTGGTAGGCTTGGGTTTGCTAAGGGTGAGCATGATGAGTGGGATGAACTATCACCTGAGATGATTGAGTACTGCAAGCGTGACGTTGATGTGACCCAGCGCCTGCATGATGCACTCATGGGACAGATGCAGATGTTTGGATTCAGTCAGCACTGCGTTGACCTTGAACACAGCGTTGCATTCATCTGTAAGGATCAGGAAGACAACGGCTTTGAGTTTGATAAGGACGGTGCAGTACAGCTGTACGAAGAACTCACCACACGTATGCACAGGATTGAGAAAGACTTACAACAAGTGTTCCCACCCATAGTAGAGGAGAGGTACAGTGACAAGACAGGTAAGAAACTCAAGGACAAAGTTACGGTATTCAATGTCGGTAGTAGACAACAAATTGCAGAGCGGCTTGCTGGCAAGGGTGCTGTGTGGAAGGAACTCACTCCCGCAGGAAAACCGAAAGTCGATGAGGCGACTCTTAAAAAGCAGACTGATATTCCCGAAGCGAAGATTATTCTCCGTTACCTTCTCTGCCAGAAACGCGCCTCTCATGTTGACTCGTGGATTAAAGCAGTGGGCGAAGACAACAGAATACATGGCCGCGTCAGGCACATCGGAGCTGTCACCGGACGGATGGCACACTCCTCTCCGAACATGGCTCAGATACCTGCTGTAAGGGCTGAGTATGGTAAGCAGTGTCGTGACCTGTTCACCACACCTGAAGGCCGTGTTCTGGTTGGTGCTGATGCCAGCGGTCTTGAGCTACGTATGCTTGCACACTACATGGATGATGAATCCTACACCAACGAGATATTATCAGGTGATATACACACAGCTAATCAGACAGCCGCAGGATTAGAAACAAGAGATCAGGCTAAGACATTTATCTATGCGTTCTTGTACGGGGCAGGTGATGCCAAGATAGGTAGTGTCGTAGGGGGCAGTGCCGCTCATGGTAAGAGACTCAAGGCAGCGTTCCTAGAGAACACACCTGCGCTGGCAAAGCTACGTTCAGAGGTACTGAATGATGCAGAGACAGGGTTCCTCACTGGATTGGATGGTAGACGCATACGTGTACGATCACAACACGCCGCACTGAACACACTACTGCAGGGCGCTGGTGCTGTGGTAATGAAGCAGGCTATTGTTATTTTGTATGACCTACTGGCTCATGTTGACTTCAAGCTAGTAGCACAGGTTCATGATGAGTGGCAGATAGAGTGCCGCCCAGAAGATGCAGACTTCATTGGCAAGTCGTGCGTCAACGCAATGGTATTCGCAGGTGAAGTCCTGCAACTGAACTGTCCGTTGGACGGAGAGTATAGAGTTGGTAATAGTTGGGCAGATACCCACTAGCACAATTCTATTTTATGTGGTATAATATTAGGGTAAGTTTAACTAGCAGGAGAATGCTAATATGTCTGACCAAGCACCCAACGTAATGGTTAACTGTGATTTGTTCTGGCCTAACCTGACTCACAAGAATGAGTTAGCTGGTAAGTACACAGTGGATCTTGCTAATCTATCTGACGCTGCTGTGACTGCGTTGGAAGACATGGGATTGAGCATCAACAACAAGGGAGATGAGCGTGGAAACTACATCACCTGTAAGTCTAACAACAAGTACCGAGCCTTCAACCCTGACGGATCAGAGTTGCTTATCAAGGGACGAACACCACGAGATGACATGGATGACACAGAATCGGGAGTCGTTGTGGGTAATGGTTCCAAAGCTAGATGTCTCATCGGGTACTACGATTGGGAATACCTCAAGAAGAAAGGTCGTAGTGCCACGCTCAAGCGTCTTGTAGTTAGTGACGTTGTTGAGTACGCACCTGAGATCGAAGAGATGGAAGCTCTGTGATACTGATTGATGGTGATATGCTGGTGTACCGTGTAGGGTTTGCTTGTGACGAAGAGAGTGGAGACGTTGCAACGCAGACCCTAGACAACTACCTGTCCGAAATGGTCATGGACTTGTCTGAACACTACACATCCAGCGTTGTCTACCTAACGGGTAAGGGTAACTTCAGGGACGAGGTTGCCACTACCCAACCCTACAAAGGTAACCGCGACAACAAGCGAGTACCAGTACACAAGAATCTGCTACGTGATTACATGGTATCTGAGTGGAACGCACAGGTTGTCAATGGCATGGAAGCTGACGATGCTATTGCTATCAAGGCAACTGAGCTAGACCACGATGTTATCATCTGTTCATTGGACAAAGACTTCAAACAGATCCCTTGTCGCATGTATGACTACACCAAGAAAAACTTAAATGCATTTAAAGAAGATGATGCTATGCGCTGGCTGTACAAGCAGGCATTGATGGGTGATCGTGTTGACAACATACCGGGCATACATGGAGTTGGTCCTAAGAAAGCTGATAAGATCATTGACCCGTGTACAACAGAGTGGGAATGTTACAGTGCTTGTCTTACTCACTACTGGGATAACGAGTTGGATGAAGACAGACTACTAGAAAGTCTCAACCTTTTGTACTTGTTACGTTCACCTGACGATAGGTACACCAAGCCAACGGAGATTTAGTTATGGGTAAAAGAATGAAACAACCATACAAACTACATCTTAAAGATTATCACGAGTTTTCTTGGGTGGTTGCAGCGTTAAACTTTTTTGTAACTTACGGAGACACCAATCTGGGGGACTGCTATTACGACAAAGAAGAATGTAAAAAAATGTTTGATAGACTCCAAGAAGAATTTTTAGAGTACTACTGGGAAGTTTGTAAGCAGACAGATTATGACGGAAAAGAGTACTGTGCTTTTGAAGATAACAGGTGGGCTGATCCCGGCGAAGACTTTATGTGTTACTACTACAACAAAGAAGAAGCTAAAGAACGCGCGAAGTCTTGGAATTTTTGCAACACAAGCAACGATGCTAACACCGCAAGAATAGCTATGCAACTAAACGATATGCAGCTAGAGCAATGCTTGTATGATTTAAAGCTGTTCTCTACAGCTTGCGAAAGAATTTTAACTAAAGAAGAAAGAGTAAAAGTTGCTAACCACAGCGACAACGAATTAAAAAAGTGGTTAAAAACAGAGGAAGGACAAGAATGGTTAAACTCTGATGAAGTTTGATTCCAAGTTTGAGAAAGAAGCCCATGAGATTATGCAGGGCTGTGAGTATCACCCAGAACAACGACTGTTTTATCTTGTTCCTAAACACTACGAGCCTGACTTTGTTTATACGCACCGTGGTAAGACATGGTACATAGAAGCAAAGGGACGGTTCCGTACATCTGACGAGGCACGTAAGTATGTCATCATCTCAGAAACACTTAGCCCAAAGGAGGAGCTGGTATTTCTCTTCCAACGAGCCAAGACCCCCATGCCGGGATCACGAAGAAGAAAGGACGGTACACGCTACACAATGGAAGAGTGGGCAGAGAAGCATGGATTCCGTTGGTACACTCTTGAAACAATACCTACAGGATGGAGAAGATGAGACACTTAGTAATACCTGATACTCAGATAAAACCAGAACATCCTATTGACCACATGGTCTGGGCAGGACGCTACGCTGCCGCTATCAAACCTGACACTATCATACATCTGGGGGATCATTGGGACTTCCCATCGCTATCATCATACGATGTGGGTAAGAAGTCGTTCGAAGGTAGGCGTTACTCTGCTGACGTAGAGGCTGGCAACGAGGCTATGCAGGTGTTCATGGACTGCATCAGGGCAGAGCAGTCTCGTATGCGTAGGATGAAGAAGAAGGTATGGAAGCCCCGCCTTATCTTCACCCTTGGTAATCACGAACAACGTATCGAACGTGCGGTAGAGAACGATGCAAAGCTAGAAGGATTGATGAGTTATGAAGATCTCAATCTCAGGGGCTGGGAAGTATATCCGTACCTTCAGCCGGTTATTGTGGACGGTATTGCTTATTGTCATTTTTTCACTAGCGGTGTCATGGGCAGGCCAGTTACTAATGCAAAGCTACTGCTCCAAAAGAAACATATGTCATGCGTCATGGGACATGTACAAGACAGAGACATTGCCTTTGACAGAAACGCAGCAGGAAAAAGAATGACATCCTTGTTTGCTGGTATCTATTACCAACACGACGAGGAGTACCTTAACCCTCAAACTAACGGATCATGGTCTGGGTTGTGGGTATTCAACGAGGTAGACAACGGGACGTTTGATGAG